CTTGTGTAGGCTTGCTAATATTAACAGTTGCTTCGATCGCATTCTTAATGTAATCGTTCAAATCTCCAACTGCTTCGCTCAAATAGGTCTGAGCCTCGGAGCCGAGCTGTTTGAGAATTGCATTATAAGTCATTTCAAATGCTTTCTTTTGCGCTTCTGCATCAAATTTACCTTGCGCTTTTAAAGCTTCAACATAAGTCTGATTGGTTGCGACAACTGTCTGTTGGATTGTGCGGTTAAGCATATCAATGTACTTTTTGTAAGTATCATTCTTTGCTTTTTCCTTGAACTCTTGTGCCTTGATATTCACAAAATGGCAAAAATACTTGACCAAGAGTGCGAGAAGAGGAATAAGAACCACACGGAATACTTCTTCAATAATTATTGTCCATTCCATAATTTTACTCCCAATTTAATTCATTATTTAATGCATGATCGGCTGCATATCCTATACAAATCGCGTCGGCTTCGTCCTATGTACAGATCTTGCCAAACTTCTCTCTAACCCACTCTTGAGCAATTTTTTTCTGAGCATTACGTTTTTTATCATTATCTTTTAAGAAATGACATTCCGCACGCCATTGATTTGGTGCCCAAATCTCGAATGGAGTATATTTAGATAGAAGTGTTTCAATAATTGCTCCTTGTAATTGAGCCAATGCTTTAAAAGTTTGTACATTATTAGTTTGTCCCTGCAAAGAAATATCTTCTATAATAACCTTATCTGGTTTGAACTTAATGAGCATAACCTATAAATATATACAAACTTTATGGATTCTTTTTAATATATCTTCATCGTCAAATGTTACTTTGCCGAAGTCGGTCAACTAACCATCTTCAAAGATTGCCCACCCGCTAGTGCGGGTAGCCTAATCAAGGGCTAGGATTTTCATCCGTAGAACCGAATCCACCCTCGCGTTCGCCATTTGTCACATCGTCAATTGTTGTTCCATATTGGAGGAAGACACCTTGACCGATACAGTCGCCTTTTTTCAATATAATATCAAAGGGTAGTAGATTAATAATTTGGAAATAGATGTGTCCTTCATTGGATGGATTATTATAATAATCTGCATCAATAATTCCAACACCATTTCCTAATATCAGCCAATGCTTTAATGAAAGGCTGGACCGCACACTTAATTGTAAATACCAATCTTCTGGCATTTTAGCCTTAATTCCTGTTGGAACAAGTGTAACTTTCTTTTTGTATTTCTTTACAAAAGTGGCAGTTGTGTCAAGATTATATGGAAGACTCTTGATAAACTCCTCAAATGATCCATAGTATGTAGATAGATCCTTTGCTAACTCATTTGCAAAGTCAGCTTCAATAGCACTTAGATAACTCGGTATGACCGTATCTTCTGCAACGTAGAAGTCATAACCAGCAGATGCTTTTGTTTTCCGAACTGGAATTTTAATATCTGGATCATCTTTATACTGTTCAATTTTTTCAAACTTTGCGTCAATAGTCATAGCTTACTTTTACACCAGATACAGGATCTTTTTCGTTATTAATAACTTTCTTAACCTGTACAACCTGGTACTCCTCTTCAGTTTTCTTGTTAAATTTAGTGGTGTATTTAAATGACTGCAAGTCATATTCTGGCGCAGTATTAAATTCATCACGTAGTTCCAATGCTTCATTTACAGTATCCACACGATAGGTTTCAGTTACGTTTAAAAGATAACGAGCCATATTTTTCTCCTTATTTTGAATTTAGTTCAAATGTAATTTCGCCATAGTTAAATTGATGCATTAAATATTCCTGAATCGAATCACTTAAACCCAATCCAGCATAATTACATAATACATGGTCGATATGACCAGAATTAATACAAGCACTTATTGCTTCGATTAATTTATCCATTTCTGCTATATGAAACTAAGTTTCTCTCGGTTGACCATTATCATCTAAATAAAAGAAGATAGATGGTCCAACCGGATCATAATTAAAATATCCGTATTTCAATAATATACAACTCCTTGTTCGTATGGGAACAAATAAGCCACGGTAGGCTCTCCATCCCACATTGCCCAAATTTCAACTGCGCCAGATGGTTTACCATCGATCATTTCTACTTCAATAGAACGAAGATCATGATCACCATAATGGTTCGTTAAAACATCTTTTAATTCTGCTCGGAAGCTCTGCCAAGGAGTCATACGAACAGGACGTTTAAGCGCATTACAAGCGAAGATAGTAAAGTAATGCTTTTCGTGATTAAGCAAAGCAAAATGAAGCATATATTTATCTTTTGTATGTTCATCGAACCAATCTACAATTTTATCAAGAGCATTATTGACTTCCATATTGGTCATAGATTTTAGACCATTAATTAAGTCTTTATTCATCTGATACATAGTAACTTGCGCGATAGGTTCTTCACGTTGCTCTTCGGGCAAGTTTTTAACCTGATTTTTAAGATATTCCGCGTATTCATCAGGTTCCATAAAGATAGGTTCTGGCTCTTCCGCAGGAATAGTTTTCTCCAATGTGGTTTCTTCTTCCACTATTGGCTCAATATCAGTATTTTCTTCTACCTTAATTTTTCGTCTGGACATTTTCAATCCTCCTATCATCTATTTTATTATACCAAATATTTTTTTCGTGGTCAAGAGTCCAAACCTCTTGATTGGAACTGCCACGATAAGGTAATGTAATATCGCGTAGTTCTTGAACAAAAGGTCCAGTTACTAACGTATCTATATTTTGAAGGATTAATTTAAGATGTGAATTACTTTTATTTGACATAATTTCATTCATTGTATATCCAGACCAAAGCCAAATTTTAATATTTGGATAAACATTGCGCACTTCCTGTATAATCATTGCTGTCAAGAATAAATTAGGACGTGCAAGAGGTTCTCCACCTAATACTGCAAAATTGCGAGTTATATTATTTTTTTTAATGCCACTAATGATATGTTCTAATGTTTCTGCGGTAAACTCATGTCCGCCGTCAAAATCCCAGGTACAAGGATTGTGACATCCAGGACAATGAATGTCACAACCCTGAGTGTAAAATGAAAGGCATAAACCTGGTGCGGCCGCAGTATCATCATATATGATTCCAGCGTAACGCATTAATTTTCTATCCTTCCTGTGTGTTTTACTCGTTCTTCAACTTCCTTTTGTTTTCCCCAATTAAAGGCTGTTGTGTAATTCCCAGTAAGGTATCCAGTAACTCTACGCAACTGCTGAATATGAGAACTGGAACAAATAGGACAAATATCATTAAACTCACCAGTATAACCGCAATCCAAACAGGTATCATTAGGCACATTGATAGCAAAGTAAGGAATATCATGATCCATAGCATAGTTTACAATCTGTTCCATTGCATCAAGATTGTTTTCTATACCTGTCTCCAATTCTACGTAGGTGATGCATCCTGCGCTACTATACCCGGTTAATTGTGATTCAATATCAATCTTATCAAGAACTCCAACTTTCTCCCAAACCGGAACGTGGATACTATTGGTAAAGTATTCATGATCAGATACATTCTTAATAGTTCCGTACTTCTTGCGGAACTTTTTCATCGCTGTGTAGCAAAGGTTTTCCGCAGGTGTGTAATAAACACCAAAGTTAAGTTTATATTTTTGTTTAAATTCAGCACACCGATCTTTAAACAATTGTTCTATCCTCTTGGCATATTTCATGCCTTCTTCATGACATTGATTAGTATTGAAAAGAATTTCAAGTGTTTCAGCTAAACCGAGCTGACCAATTACTACTGTTCCATGTTTAAGTGCGGAACGGATACCCTCTTCCGGCACGTAACCAGCCATAGTATGGTTCTCATACATGAACTGTGCGGAACGAGGATCTTGTTTGCATATATACTCGAAGCGTTCAATTAGCATGTCTTTTGCTTGATCGATCTTTGAATCAAGAATTGCCATAAAAATTTCGAAGAGTGCTTCCGGATCACCGTCAGCGTGTCCGTTCAGATCAGACTCAACGGCATTTTTAGCCATCATCGCAAGTGTAGGAAGAATAATGGTTACTGGACAGATGTTGCCTCGACCATCTTT